AATGCCCCAAGTGCGGAAAGATCGTGAAGCGCGGGAAGTTCCAGCACCAGAAGTGGTGTAAGGGATGACGACCTCCTTTAACCGTACCCGTGAGCAGTTGCGCAGCATGGTGCTCCGAAAGCTCGGGGTCATGGGGGCTGCTACATCCGTTGTAAGCGCCGATGCGGATATTGTCTACGAGGCCATCGACCTTAGGCTTAAGGAACTTCATAAGCACGGGATCATTTGGCGCAAGGTAGACAAGGTTCCGGCGACATTCTCTGTGACCGCCGGCGTAGCTACTGCCCATGCTGGCACGAACGACATCCTCTTTCCTATCAAGATGATGATTTCCGATGGTTCTATGGACGAGCCTTTGGAGATCATCGGGGCGGTTGAATACGCAAGGCTTGAGGACAAGGACTTGGCTGGTATTCCAACCAAGGCCGTATGGAAGGGTAGTACTGAGTTCGCCTTCCACCCCATTCCCGTTACCGGGCATACGGTAAAGATCACCTACGAGAAGATTGCCGACGATACCTCTGCCGGGTCGGCTGCGGACCTTGACGTTTCGATGCTCAGAAGCATCAAGGACATGATTGCCTACGACATTGCAGATGATTTCGGTGTAGACGAGGCCAAGATTCAAAGGCTGGCACAAGAGGCTTCTACGGCTGAGAAGAACATTCGGAAGCTCACCGCAGAGCGCAAGGACTTTACCAGGGTTCCCGTAGACGAGTGGACGGACCCGCCTAGAGAGTCAACCTACTGGGACTAAGAGATGAGTTCTACTAACTTTGCCGATGGCATAACCCTGACGGATGACGACTGGTTCAACGACCTTAACCGTCTGCATTACGTCATCTTTAGCGACCCTACGAACCTTGCTTCTGCCCAAGCGGCTTTCTTCTCGGCCACGGTTGGTGGGGCGGTTGTATTCGCAAACCTGCAGGCCCTCAACTTCAGCGCATCTACTGGTTCTGTCAATGCGCTTTCGGTAAGGGACTTCAGTGTCTCGGCGGTGGCGGGGCTCGCCGTGGCGACCCAAGCCCAGATGGAAGCGGCGTCGTCTATTGCGACCATTGTCAGTCCGGGGAGGGTGCATTTCCATCCCGGCATGGCGAAGATGTGGACCAACTTCAATGGTTCCGCAACCTCGGTAACGTCTGGGCAGGGCTACAACATCTCTGCCATTTCAGATGGTGGGTCTGGTGTCTATGTGATCGAGTTCGGGACGTCGTTCTCTTCGGAGACAGGCTATGCGCCCGTTGTATCCAGCTCGCTCCCACATACAAGGACGAGGAGCCAGAGTGCGGGGCGTATTACGGTCCTGACCAATGATTTCTCTGATACGGCTGCGGATGCCGTGCAAGTTACCTTTGTAGCCTACGGTGACTTTGCGTGAGCACGCCGTTTCGCGTTCCGCTTGCTGGTCCTTATATCAGCAGGATCAGTGCCCCATCCACTGACTCTGGGATTGTTGGGATTGGCATCGTCGGAGTAATGGTTGTTGGACGGAGTTCCCTGTCCACAACCAAGGATGCGCGGTACGTCAACTGTTATTCCCAGTCCGTTCCTGACCACATTGCTGGCAGCAAGAGGGTCTATGTGAACAAAAGACCCGGGTTCGGCACACTTAACACCCCTGCCTCCGGGGAGAAGGGCTATGCCGTCCATGTGTGGATCGGGCAGGGAAATGGAACCAAGGTCATCTCTGCATTTGGTGATACCAACTCCACTGTATATGACGGAACTACAAGCCTTGGAGCGATTACCGGAAGGGCAACAGGCATCACGGAGACCTTCGTAAGCACAACGCCTACCCTGTTGGTGTCTTCCACGGATAACACCGCCTGGTACTACGACACAGGTGTTGGTGTGATGACAAATATTTCTGACGGAGATTTCCCTGGTAACAATGGCAAGACTCTAGCCGGCACGTTTGCCAACCTGGATGGCTACGCCTGCATCATGGATACGGACGGCGTTCTATGGGCCTCCGACCTGAACAGCATTACTGGGTGGACATCTACAAGCTTTGACTCTGCAAACGCCTATCCAGATAGGGGCGTTGGTGCGGTAAGACACAGGCAGTACATCATCGCCTTTGGCACTGAGTCGATGGAGTTCTTCTACAACGCAGGATTGACTCCGTTCCCGTTTGCAAAGAACAAGCCGCTTACCCAGAAGATAGGGGCGGTATCGGCTGAAGCCATTACGAATATCGCGGACTCGACCTTCTGGTGTGGCTCCACTGCCGAAGGCGGGCTGAGCATTTTCCAGTATGACAGCGAGCTAAGGCGCATCTCGACGCCTGAGATAGACGCCACCCTTGTTCTGTCTGGTGCGTCTTCTATCAGCCTCTCGTCTCTTCGCTTTGGTGGCAGGTCTTTTGTCCTGGTGCAGGCCGGATCGTTGACCATTGCCTATTGTGTTGAAGAGCAGTTCTGGCACGAGTGGGTGTCCGGGACAGGCAGCGCCTTGTGGTACAGAACCACGGCCCAAGCAACCGTTGCTGGCTCTATGGTCAATTATGCGGTGTCCAACGTATCCACTGATGGCAAGGTGTACGTCCAGAACCAGGCTGCCGCTTTGTACACGGATGACGGCTCTACCTACACGGCGAGGATGCAACTACCTCCGCAAGATTTGGGCACCAAGAGAATGAAGTTCTGGCATGACATAGAAGTAGTGGGTGACGAGGAAGAAAACGCTTCCACGATTACGTTGCTATACACGGACGATGATTATCAGAGTTACGTCACTCATGGAAGTAGCGACCTGTCCAATAGCAGGGTGCGGTTTCACAGGCTGGGTAACAGCAGGCGCAGGGGTTGGGTGCTGACGCACAGTGCAGCTACGCCTATGCGTCTGGAGGCCCTGGAAGGGAACGTAACCGTTGGCTCTACCTAGCAAGCTCGACGAAACCTCATTTGCCTACAGAGACATTACCGGGCAGGACTTGTGGACTCAGTGGACGCCTACCTTTACCTCTCTGACGGTAATCGGGGCCACAAGCTATTTCGGTCGCTTCAGGATAGAGGGAAAGCTGCTCAGGCTACAGGTGCAGTTTTCTGCCGCCACATCCATTGCCTCAACTGCTGGCGTTAGCAGGCTTGATTTGCCCGTTGCAAGAGTTGGGCTGGCTGGTATGGCTGTGATGACCAACTCCACAACCAACATAGCGGTTGGGGTATGTCATGTCGCTACGACCGGGATTTATCTCCCCTCGCAGACGGCAAGCGGGAATGTTTTCAACATCGCCGGCTGGTACGAGATCACCATTTGACGCTGATAGATGACGACCTCCTCTTCGTGGAGGTTGAGTTGTCTGCTGGCGTAGCTGTTCTTCATACGAGATTCAGGAGGCGGTTTTCTTCCATGCGCGCAGCTCGCAGGGAGATCCATGTCGTTTGTAAGCGGCTGCGCGACATGGGCTACGAGAGGGTATGGGTTGGGGTGCCGGAGACCGACACCATGCTGGCGAGATTTGTGCGTTCTTTCGGATTCGATGAATTTCTAAAAAAGTCTGGGCTTATATTTTTCTCAAAGGGGTGTTGAGTATGGGTGCGAGTCTTGGGACGATTCTAGCCGTTGCCGGGAACATGATTGCTCCTGGTATTGGCGGGGCAATCGGTGGGGCCTTGGGAGCTGGTATGGAGGGTGGTAATAGGTCTGGAAGATCCTTCGACCTTGGAAGTGCCGCTCTTGGCGGTATTGGCGGTGCGGCCATGTCCCCTGCTGGATCTTTCGGTGGTGCTGCTTCCGGCACTGCTGCGGGTCTTGGAGAGGGGGCCTTGGGTTCTGGAATTGGTGCCGCCCCAGGTTCTGGGCTTGGGACCATTGGCACGAGCACTGGTGGGCTAGGGCTTAGTGCTGCCCCGTCGCTCGGCGGGGATCTTGGCTCTGCCATTGGGACAACTACATCCGGCCTCGGGTTTAATCCTGCGGCCGTAAGTGGTGCCCTATCCCCGGGGTTTTTCTCCAATGAGTTTGCCCCGTCTACAGGCCCATTGGGTGGTGGTGGTGCTACATCGAATAGACCGCCAATGGATTTGCTTTCCATTGCTAGCAGGGCTGGGCCTGGGCTATTGGGGGCATACGCGAGCAACAAAGAAGCCAAGGCCTACCAGAACCTTGGCAATCAGATGTTGCAGGTAGGAGCCCCATACAGACAGTTGTTGTCTGATCTTTATGCAAGGCCGGATGACTTCCTGAAGTCAGCGAGAATTCAGGCACCGATCCAGCAGGGCTCAGACATCCTCGCTCGGTCCCTCTCGACTGGTGGCAATCCTGTCGGATCTGGGAACGCCCTACAGCAGTTGCAGAACTTCGCCTCTACCAATCTTTATAACGCCTTCGACAGGGAGGCTTCGAGACTTGGTGATCTGGGCGGTGTGAGTACACTGACTGGGGCAGCTCCTGGGGCTCTTGGCAGTGCTATTGGTGCTAAGAGCAACATTTACAACGCCCTCGGCGGTGCTGCGGCCGACGTCTTCAATCCGCGCCAACGCATCAACCTGAACGACATCTTCAGGAATTTCTCCTTCCAGTGACCAATCCTCTTTTCAGGGTTCCTGGCTATGGCGGTTACTTGGCCAGGCTAGAGCAACAGGACCAGGAGCAGCTCGGTGATCTGCAGAAGGTCGGAGCGTTGCTCGCGCTGAAGAACCAGGTCGAGTCGCAGAAGGCAGCGCAGGCCGAAATGCAGATGTTCCAACAGACTGGCGGCGATCTGCAGAAGGTTATGGAGGCTGCGCTTAGGTCTGGGAACTTAGATGC